CAACCACACCACCCCCTAAGGCAATTAGCGTAGAGCTTCTATCGAATCGATTTTCGTGCAAGTTAGTAAAAATTTGATTGACCGTATCCAGATTCTTATATTCCTCACCATCAGGAAGAATAACCTCGGAAACTTCGAAATCAGCTGCTAATTTAGAAAAGTAGGAAAGTGTATCATCTTCATCTGTATCATCAGAAACAGCTGATACTTTTTGAGCTGAGACAACCTTCTCCATGAAGTGATCATCTTCAGCATCGTCTGTAAACTTAGACACTTGTTCTGCTGTACCGACTGTAGCGCCTGCTCCTAGAACCATGTTAAGTTTTTTCTTTAACTCATCATAAGACTTAAAGTTTTTAGGATCAACAATCTCTTGTAAAGAATGCTGTTTGTTCCAAATTGCTTCAATAGCCTCATCTGAATCAGCGATCGCTGTAGGTGCATCAAACTCAGACTTGTCATAGTTTCTGTAACCTTCAACCTGACGAATCTTAAGTTTAAAGTTAGCGCCTTCCCAAAAATCAAATGGGTTCATAGGTGCTTCGTCTTCAAACTGCGGTTGCATAACATCTTTAATTTTGTCAAAGATCTTTTTACCGAATTTAAAGAGAAATACCTTGCCATTGTTTTCAGGATTGCCTGAATCTTGAACAACAAGAATATTGGCATAGTAAGCTAGTCTACGCTTTTGCTTACGTGCAACTTCCTTGTTTGCCTCTACACCACTGTTCCACAATTCACTGTTCAATTCAGAAACAGGATCATTCTGGTTCAATGTAGTGAGAGAGTTCTCGATGTACCACTTTCCTGTAGGTCCTTGGAATCCATGATTCCATAAACGTACCCACGGAAACTCTTCACCCTGGGAGGGAGGAAGGAACCTAATAACAGCATAGCCGTTTCCTGCTTTGTCTACTGTTGGTTTCCATTCCCTGTCATCACCAGAATTGCTCTGGCTAGGGTTTGCGATTTTTTCGACCTCGTTCATTAACTTGTCGAAACCGCCACGTGATTTACGTAGCTCAGATAGTGAATTAAAAGCCATATATTTTCTCCTTGTATAACGTTGTATAGCGTTGTATTTTAATTGTATTTATGCTTATGTTCTTCATAGTAAAGTTCATCAGCAAACTCATCATATAGTTCATCGGTTAAATCATCAACCGACTCTATATTATTTATAAGACCACGGTACTTATCAAATTTAGATTTTACCGTTTTTCCTACTTTTTTAATACGCCTCTCTTCTTCAGTTTGGCGTCGTGATTTGGACATTCCCATACACCTGTTTCAATCTATGCTTATGTGTTTCAAAAACACGTTCTTTATCAAATTTAACAAAGGGCCTATATTTAGAAACGAGTAAGCATATATCTTGTAAAACAAAGTCATCCTTATATTGAGATATAAATGGTAAAAGTTTTTCAAGAACTACTAGCGTCTCTAATTCGATTTCACCACCCATGAACATCTTTAAAATAAGCGGGTGCCCATCATCATATATTGCAGAATTTATATTGTCTTTTTCCATGCGGAATAGGACTTTATCTAAGTCTGCAGAAACATTATATAACAATCTTTCCTGTTTTGTCAACCATCTTTTGTACCGTTCTGAGGACTCTGCATCAAACATTCCTCCCCAACGGTCACCACTAACAAAGTTAGCAACAAGAAGATCTATAATTTCACTTCTTTTGTAATCCCGTGCTAGTTTTCTAATTGACGTTAAGTCCTTTCTTTTTAAGAAAGTTTCTTTTTTGCCTCTTACAGCACCTTTATGTTTTTGTATATCATAGCCTTCAGTTGTAAAGTGAAGTTTTAGAGCTAGATATAACTTGTAAACATCGAAGGGATCCATTTTAAATAGGTAGTTGATTTTCCTTTTCCTTTAGCATGTTAAGGCTTTGAGCTTCTGCTTTAACCTTTTCTTTTAACGAACTGCTAAGAAGTTTATTTACACTTTCAACTTCAATCTCATTACGTTCACAATAGTCAAGTATCACATCCATACAAGTAAGTCCTGTTTGGTATGATTTCTTTTCAATGAATTGTGAAAATTCTGTAGATGTTTTGAATTCCTTTGTAATAAGAAAAACATCTGATATTCTTGTTTCTTTCAAATCTTCTTTTTTATTGTTCACGATTAGCGTGATCAATTGGGTTCTCCTTGATCCAATGTCTTATATAGGCATGTACATCTGTTGGGCATTCTATATAAGGGGTTTCACAAAAAGTTCTTTGAGCCTCGCCAGGTCTATCAAAAGCATTTATAACAGTACAAGGAAAACATTCTGCAATAGAATTGATAGTAACAGGATACCCCTTGCCTAGATGTACTTCCTGAAGATCTCTCTCGTCTACTAACAATTGCATGAGACCTTGAACAACATCAAAGACATGTGTAAAGTCTCTTTCTTTTTTTCCTGTACCATATACCGTTAATGGATTTCCTGCTAAGTAATCCATTTTAAACTTTCTTACGACTGTGCTATATTCACCGTAGTCTGCTTCTCTAGGTCCATATACATTGTAAAAGAATAGCTTTGTATAAACTAAACCGTATGTTTCCTTATACAATTCTAATAAATCCTCACAAACAGACTTGCTCCAAGTATATGGATTTTTAGATTCCTTATACTTTGTGCTAGATGAAGTCGCAAAGAACAACCTACAATTCATAACCCTAGCCCAATCAGATACGACTGCTGTTGTTACAACATTATTAGCAATTGTTTCTGTTGGATAGTCTAACGAACGTCTAACCCTCGGACTATTTGCCATATGAAATATAGCAGTTGGTGGTTGTACATTAGACACATAAGGATTGAATTTAACTACATCGCAGAAGTGATATTTAACATTAGGATGATTTATAACCGTCCTTCCGCTTCTTTGATCGTCAATAACTGTAACAACAAAGCCTTCATAAAGAAGTCTTTCTACTAAATGGGATCCTATAAATCCACACCCGCCGGTTACAATGACGTTGGGTACTTCTGAGTAGTTCATGTTGATATTATAATACCTATTGGAGTATTAGTCAAACGTTTTATAAAAAATATGGTTGCCTACCTTTCCCGTTGTCTGCATATAATTAGCCCACCTAGGATTAGAATAATCGGCGTGGTAATGAGTTGCTTCATGTGCTATTGGTTCTTGTAATTTGCCATGAATTAAGAGTTCAGCCAACATAAAGCAATGCTCCCATGTTTTCATATCAAGTATTTTTTCTGGCTTGCCGTCGCAATACCAACTAAATTGGCATCTATTCCTAGCTGGAACGGGATTCCCTGTTTTCCAACTTGGTTTATATTCTGCCTGGTAAACGACACCACAAACTGTATTAGGATAGTTACTAGATCTAACTCTATTCATTGTAACCTGTCCTACTGCAATCTTTCCTCTTAGGGATTGATTTCTTGCCTCAAAATAAATGTTTCTTGCCAAACATTCTATTTCATTATAGTTTACACTTGTAACCTGTGCCGAACTAGAACATGGCGCTGCTACTATTAGAATTAAAAATGATAAAAAATACTTCATTTTTTTTCTCCTTTCTAGAAAGAGGCCCGTTATGGTGGAGCCTATACCATTACTACTTACTTAGACGAAACAAATCTATTAATATCATTTGCCATAACTTCAATTTCTTTGAAGCTAGGAAAAGCAGGCATAGATGGAAAATCTGGACTAAGCCCCGAATCTACATCTGCATGATATTTGGATATTAGATTATCTCGTTCCATGTGATACTGTTCAGTTAGCAAAGATTTTGCTTCAGTAAACATAGAAAATCTAAGTTCGAATGGATTTGACATAATAACCTCCTGTGTGTATGTGTGTGTCAAATTGGGCCCGTTTGATAACAAGGTGGAACCCTTACCCCGTCTAGCTTAAGCAGCTAGAGAAAATACCTCATCGTTGGCATTTATTGTGTTTCATTACGGTTACGGTCGCTTGCACACCGATCCTCCACTTTCCTACTGAGCACTTGTCGAACCTGTTCACCCCCATCAGATATGCACTTACCACAATTTGTTCCAATTAAGTGATACTTTTCTGTATCACCCTCTCTTACATTGTTACAAATACACAAATACATATCTGGTGGAGGTGGTGGGAATCGCACCCACGTCCAAATACCTTTTCAGTCCGTTTCATCAGATTAGTTATTTATAACTTCAGTCTCATAACTGTCTCTAGCGTTGAGCAATTTTTCTACATAGTTATCACGTTTTTCAACATGCACTATTGGCTCTTCGCCTTCAACAGCCATAAGAATGACTGATTGAGAAACAGGTATTCCTGTTCTTTCCTCAAACATTATAGCATAGGCAGAGCATTGAATAAAATAATTTTCGCACTGACTTCTGCTTTTTGGTTTCATTGACGTTTTAAAGTCAATTACAGATAGTTTACCATTATATTCTGCAATACAGTCAACCTGTCCTGCAAGACGTAAATGATCACTATACATTTTTGCCTCGATTGCTCTGATATTATCAATATCATCTAACAAAGGGCGAAACTTACGAAACATTTCCTTATCAATATAATTGAGGTTTGTATCCTCAGTCAATTCATTATTAAGAATGTCTTCGCAAAGTTTGTGAATCTTTGTACCACGAGTTGTGGCACGTCTACTAATTTTATCTGCTTCTTTTTCGCCTATTCTTTTACGCCAAGCTTGAATGTATGGCTTAGACTTATGAGATAAAATAGTTGTAACAGATGGATATTGAGTCCCGGACGGAGTAACATATCTCCGCCCGTTCTCAGTATTAACCTGTTTAAGTTGTGGTATCTCTACCAAATTATGTGTAAACAATTAAATAAAACTCCCGTCTCTTGGAGTTCCTGCCATAACACCTGAACAGTAACCAGGTCCGTATTGTAGCCTACTGTTCATTTCATAACCTTCGAACAAGTTACCTCTAGCTTTGTTAAGAGCTGGACCTGCCCAACTCTGAGCTAAAAGTACATCGCCTTCTTTGAACTTCTCATGGGCTAAGTTAATAAAACCCCAAACAGATCTGGAACCACCTCGGTCCTCTCTGATGATTTTAATAAACTTTCTACCAGCCTTGTAAGTACAATTAAAGCCAGTTAAGGTAGGATATGATTCGTTATGTTGTGCTACGATATCATCACAAAGTTTCTGTACAGCTAATTCTAGTTTGTTTTCCATTTTTAAGTCCTCACTTTTATTTTTCATACTACTATTATAGCACTAAATCTATCATTTGTCAAGCATTTTTTTGACT